AATATAGATTATGAGAGTAAATTAACTTGCTAGGCATAGACCCTCTAGCCTATTTTTTAGCGTAGAAATAAATGGGAGTGCCTTGTGCCCTTCATTATTCTGTTTCAAAACAAAGCCTTAACGATGTTTGACATTTGATTTTTTTTATTTTCCTATATAACACATTATAAATAAACTTAATATAACCAATTATGAATGCAGAATTCAGAGATATAACAAAAGAAGCTTTTATCATAGCTTACAAAGAGAACTTCGGAAATATAACCATTGCTTGTGATGCAGCTGGGGTATCTAGGGCTTCGTACAACGTATGGCTAAAGAATGATGCTGAGTTTTCTAGAAAACTAGCTGAGATAGAACCAGAGGAGATTATGTTAGACTTTGGTGAACACAAACTGATGGAGAGGATTGCCAAGGGAGATACTTTAGCTACTATGTTCCTATTAAAAACCAAAGGCAAACGTAGGGGTTACATCGAAAGACAAGAGGTTGCTCACGAAGGAGATGTGGTGAAACAAATTACAATTAACGTATTAAAAGCAAATCACGTGGATGATATTAAGAAGCTAGATGGTGACGAGAATTTACAACTAGAAAATGGTGGTATGGAAGTTCCTGCAACAGACGTAGGTCATATTCAAGAAGTTCCAGCTTATCAGTACGACAAAGAGGTAGATGTACCAAATGAGATGGATGAATACGAAGAATAAAGCGTAGCGGATGACGAGAGTATCGAGGAATGTGGCTATTTATCATTTTAAGACCAATACAGACACTTTAATTACAAAGTAGTACTATGTATCCAAAATAACATAGAGTGTCTTAAATCGCTTCTAATAGTTTTTATGTTAATGCATGAAATTTATGGAAAAATTCATGCAATCCGAAATAGTGGGATAATTTTTACAAAATTTGTGACATAGTTAGGGTTAATTCGGTAGTATTACTACTGAAATTATAAAGTAAATCTAAAACTTGACTTTATCAATCAAAAAGTAAACCTATAAGTTGACTTTTGATCCGAAAGTGATTGATAAACGGCTCACTAATGATTCATAAATGGTCATTAATGACTCATATTCGCATTAAATGTGTCATATAAGGCACTTTATGACTTATGTTAGCCCTACCTTCCTATAAAACGAAAAGGTTTAGCTTTGTCTTGAGCAAACCAAAAATTTTAATTTATTTCTATGGAAGTAACCACCAATATCGTCTTTGAGGTACTCAACAACTCTAAGAAAAGGATTTCTGTGATGCAAGGAGGTACCAGGTCAGGAAAGACTTACAATGTGCTTACTTGGTTTATCGTAAAGCTACTACAAGAGAAAGGAAAGACATTAACCATTTGCCGTTCATCATTACCCAGCATAAAAGGCTCCGTAATGAGGGATTTTGTGGAGATATTGTCTAAATATGGCTTGTATTCAGAGGAAAAGCACAACAAATCAGAGAATTTATACTTCCTAAATGGCAATACGGTGGAGTTTGTGTCTACCGACCAACCTCAGAAGATTAGAGGCCGAAAGAGGCATTATCTGTTTATTAACGAGGCAAATGAGGTTAATTACGAGTCTTGGATGCAATTAGCCTTAAGAACGATGGATAAAATTGTAATTGACTATAATCCGTCTGATTATTACTCCTGGATTTACGATAAGGTCATCCCTAGAGAAGACACTGACTTTACAATTACGACTTATAAGGACAATCCGTTCCTAGATAAAAACATTATTGCGGAAATTGAGAGATTAAAGGATGCAGATCACGAATATTGGAGGGTATATGGACTAGGAGAAAGGGCAATTAGCGAAGCTACGATTTACTCACATTGGAGAAGAAGAAGGAATTTCCCTGAAGGTGGAGAGGTTTTTTATGGCCTTGACTTCGGTTATAACAACCAAACAGCACTTGTAAGGGTCAAAAACTTCGATGGCGACCTATATGTGGAGCAATTGATATATGATACCAAAATGTCCACCTCACTTTTGATAGATCGTCTTAAATCGATGGGACTATCTCGTAGAGATGAGATATTTGCAGATGCTGCGGAACCAAAAACAATAGCCGAGGTAAATAAAGCTGGATTCAATTTAAAGTCAGCTACCAAGGATGTGTTTGCAGGTATCAACAAAGTAAAATCATTCCCATTATTCGTAAAATCAGAATCTTTAGACTTGCTAGATGAGATTAAAAACTATAAATGGAAAACAGATCACGATGGCAACACAATGGATGAACCTGTTAAGTTTAGAGACCATTTAATGGATGCGATGAGGTATGCTATTTACTCGAAATATGCAAAAGCGAAGAGAGGTTGGATTGTTTAGGCTAAAAATTTGTTACTTTTGTAAAAATATCTTATAGTGAATTTAACAGACATATTATCTGCGGTAAATCCTTTTAGACAAAAGGCTACTAACAATAAAGATAAAAACTTGGGTGCTAACCCTCTTCCAAACTTTGGAGGCATCATAGGCGGAAGGCCAATTTATCCAAATTTAGATTATCAAAAGTTCGTTTCTGATTACACACTTAACTCAGAAGTTTATTCTGTAGTAAAACGTATTTGTAAAACTGTATCAACAGTTCCATTTTATGTTTACAAGGTGAAAAATAGAAAAGAACTAACTAGGTACAAGTCAACCATCTTAAATGCAGAAAGTACTTCTGATTTAGCGAAAGCTGAATTGATTAGAATTAAAGCACTTGATGAAATTGCAGATACCCCATTAAATAAATTATTAGAATCTCCAAACGAGTATCAATCCTTCTCTGAGTTATTAGAGAATGTTATTGGCTATAAATTGATAACTGGTAACTCGTATATATGGGCAAACAGATTATCTAATGGAAAAGTTTCTGAACTTGTTACTCTCCCACCTCAATATATCGCAATCATTAGCGATGGTACAATCAATGGGGTTGAAGGTTACCAATTTACTCTAGTTGGGTGGGATAAGTTAGCAAAGGAAGATGTAATCCATCTTAAATACTTCAACCCTATTTTTAATACTAATGCTCAACAATTATATGGCTTATCTCCTTTACAAGCTGCGTACAGAACTATTCAACGTTCTAACGATGCTAAGGATACCTCTGTAGGTATGTTGCAAAACCAAGGTCCGAAAGGAATCTTGTATGCAGATGAATCAAATGACTTTGGACCTGAACAAGCTGGTAAGTTAAAAGAAGATTTCTACAATCAATATGGAACAAGAGGCCGTATTGCTAAGAACGCAGGAAATATTTTAATAGCAGGTGCAAAATTAGGTTGGGTGAATATGGGAATGAGTCCAGTTGATTTACAAATATTAGAATCTGAAAAAATAACACTTAGAGAACTTTGTAACGTTTACGGAGTTAACTCTGCTTTGTTTAATGATCCTGACAACAAGACTTATAACAATATGAAGGAAGCTAAAAAGGAAATGCTTACTCAAGTAGTTCTTCCTGAATTAGTTTTACTTCGTGATGCTTTGAATAGATTCTTTGCTGGTGAAATGGGAAAAGATTATTATATCGATTTCGATATTACAATATTCCCTGAACTACAAGAAGATATGAAAGAGCTTTCTGCTATTTTATCTCAATCTTGGTGGATTACACCTAACGAGAAAAGAGCAGCTATGCGTTATGACATTGTGAATGACCAAACAATGGATGAGATTTATATTCCAGCTGGTTATTTACCAATAGCTGAGATTACAATGCTACAAAATCCAATGGATGCACAACAACAAGGCGATTACAATATTCCACCAGTAAAATAATAACTATGGCAACTTTTGTTGAATTTATATCACAACTTCATACTTCTAAGCAACAAGCAATCGTATGGCATCATCAAACAGATGATTTCTCTACGCATAAGGCTTTGCAGAATTATTACGATGGAGTTTTAGAACATATAGATGGATTGGTAGAGTCAGTAAGTGGTATCTATGGAAGACCAATGGGTTATTCTGTACAAACACTTAAAGACTATCAAGACACAGAAATGGTAATAGTATATTTCCAAGAGTTATACGCATACTT